GGGGATCAGCCCGGCAGGAGCGATCCGGAACCGTCGCCGGCCTTGACCTGGTCGAGGGCCATGTAGCCCTTGACCTCGTTCTTCATCGGCTTCGGACCCTTGCCGTCCCACTCGCCCTGGTCGATGGCGTACTTGTCGACCTGCTTGCGGACGATGGCGATGCCCTCCTTGCCCAGCAGCTCGTCACCGGAGCGGACCGTGTAGGACCCCTCGCTGATGTCGACGCCGAAGAGCGCCTTCTCCAGCTGCGCCAGGCTGTACAGGGCGCCGTTGAAGAGCATCACGTTCGCCCAGAGCTTCCGGCCGTCGTACTCGCCACCCTGAACGGTCAGCTCGAGGTGCCAGAACGGCTTGCCGGGGTTCTTGGAGTTCGGTCCGCACTTCTCCATCGACCAGTCCGTGACGGCGAAGGGGTACTTGCCGGACGGGATCGGGTCGAACGAGCGTCCCTCTGACCCAGCCTCCTCGCTCGAGAAGTCGACGCGGATGTTGCTGAAGTCCTCAGCGCCATCAGCGGTGTCCTCGGGCAGCAGGTTGGTGTCTTCCTTCTTCGTTGCCATGTTTCCTCTTTCCCTGTTACTTGGATGGGTTGTTGATCGCGTCAAAGATCGCCTGCATGGTCGGGTTCTCCATGACGGGCGCCGGTAGACGCTGAGTCCGATCCTTGGCGATGATCGTCTCGGTCTTCTTGGTGAGCAGGAGACGCTTCTCTTCCGCCTCGTCTCCTGAACCAACTCGCTTGACGTAGTAGTAGCACACGATGTCCAAGAACGCCGCTACTTCGCCAGCAAGCTTTCCTGACAGACTCGGCATGGTGGTGACCATACCTGTCTTGTCGTTCTTGTCGTTCTTCGCCAGGCACGTGAAGATGGAGTTCATCTGCAGGTCCCTGAACGCTCGAACGAACTTGCGCATCTGCTCCAGGTTCTTGCCCCACTCTCGCATGCCTGGAACATCCGGGTCGAGGTCGGGCCGATTCGTGATCAGCTCTTCCATGACGTTGTACATGTTGAACTTCTGGATCTCGGTCAGCGAGTCCAGGATGACAGTTCTGAACTCGTGCTTCCCTCGCTGCAGGTCGTCGTAGACTCCCTGCATCTGCTTCCAGTTCTCCACGCGCACCTGCTGAACGTCGGGGTACATCCGAACCAGCGATTCGGTTCCACCCTCGAAGTCCAGGATCAAGCACGGACGGAGGTCGGCACAGTCATCGGCGCTGCCGGCGAGAACTGTCTTACCGACACCCGAGTCGCCGTAGAACATGATGTTGATGTACTGCGCACGCTGCTGTACTGGGTGGATCTTGAGTCCGCCCAGAGTCGTCGTGGTCAGGGTGTCAGTAGCCACGCTTGCCTGAACCCTTCGAACCGGACGACTTGCCGCCCTTGCCCTTACCGGACTTGGACGTGGCGGTCTTTTTCGTGTTTCCCTTCACCCTATTCTCCTCCTTGACTATCTGTTGAAGCTTCCTTGACCCAGTAGTGCTTGTCGCGCTTGTCGAACAGCGTGTCGAGCAAGTACTGCGGGTCCATCTGTCGGTACGTCTCCAGGCACGGTTGACGGAAGGCACAAAAACCACAGGAGAACCTACCAGGGGAAGGGTAGACCCGCAAGTTGGGGTCGCACATCTCTGAGGCCTCGAGGAACAGCTGACGCTCGATCTCTTCCAGCTCAGGCTCTGACTTCACGACCTGGTATCGGTTGTGGAACTTCGGACCCTCACTCTTCAGCCACTCGAGGTGCTCGTCGTACAAGCCTGCCTCGTAGGCGTCGGTGTCCTCTTCCTTGACCGTCTTCAGATAGCTGTCGTAGTCAACTGCCTGTTGTCTGTTGACGGAATACATACGACCAAGCCGTACCTGAGTGTTGCGCTGAGGCGGCGAAGGGAAGGCCTTCTTGAGTTCGACGTAGATGAAACCTCGTACGTTGAGGCCCAGCTTCCGTCGTAGTGCCATGACGTAGCTGCCGATCTGATCGTCGAGCTCAAGGAACTCATCCCTGTCTTGTCCTGAGGCGTCACCTCGAGCCAGACGTGCAGCAGTCTTCCAGTCGAGGATCCAGTAGTCACCGTGCTCATCCTCCGCCAGTAGGTCGATACGTCCCGCGAGGCAAACCGGAAGACCTGACTTGCGTAGGTTCGAAGCCTGCTGCTGTACTGCGACGAGGTCTTCCCCGTTCGCTTCCATGCAAGTCTTCTGGTACCACTCGTCGATGGTCTTCAGGCAGCGCTTACAGGTACAGAACAGGAACTCGCCGGTGTCGGGGTTGTTGATCGGAACGATGAACGAGACTTCAACGCGCAGAGGTGTCAGGTGCGCGTCGTAGATGGGAGCGACTTCGGTCGCGTAGTAGTTTAGCATGCCGAGTCCGAGCTCGACGCGGTCGCTGTAGTCCTGCTCGACTTCTTCGTTCTGGATGTACTGGGAGGACGTTGACTCCAGGAACTTCTTCTTCTGGCTTTCGCACGTCTCCAGGAACTTCTCCTTGGCCGAACCGAGCACTACGTCTCTAGGCCACTTCCACGTCTTCGGTTCGTAGAGCACTTCCATCGCGTTGTGGAAGGCGACACCGAACTCGAGAGGCTTGGCCGTCACCTGAGGGTAGTAGAAGTCCTGGAAGATCCAGTGCCACCGGCGCCTACATCCTCGAAAGGAGCGGCGCTCAGAGGTGTGCACCTCATGCACCAATCCTTGACGGATTAGCGCAGTGACTTCTTTGGATTCCAAGGCCGACCTCCGACGTGTGATGTTCTAATTATATAGGGGATCAAGCTAGCCTCACAAGAGGGAAGAGCGAACTTTCCTCTAGGAAGTTTCTTCCTCCAAGGCATTCCTGATAGCCTCCCTGATGCCCAGTGTGTCGAGCACGCCCTCTAGCTCGCCGATAGTTGCCTTGACCCTGATAGCTGTCGACGTAAGGACCTCTGCGGCGGCTAGTGCCTCTTGGTAATCCAGCGCCATCGTCGTCATCGGGATGATGGGTCCCTTGTCAGACGCCTTGCTCGCCATTGGGTACCTTCCTAGCTAGTGCGCCCCAACCTTCAACGAAGGGACTGTGAAGCTGCGACTTCCGATCAGGCAACAGATTGCGTGCGCTGCTGATGACAGCGCGCATAAGCTGCTCCGGACCCTGTACAGCTCGAGAGGGCTTCTTACAACGCTCGCACACCCACCAGCCCCACTTCTGCCCTCGTACGAAAGCCTTGATGCGACCCTTCCCACATCCCCCGCTGGGACAGAACTGAGTAGGCTTGGCATACACGCCAACGACCTGCTCACCATCATGCAGCATGTCGCCAACGAACATGTCAGCATCCTCATTGAACTCGAACTCGAGTACTACATACCTAGCCATGTTCCCTCCCCTTTGACGTAGTGGGGAGCCCGAGCTCCCCACTCTGTTGTCAGCAGCCCGATGACCAGTCGGTGTGGTGGATGGTCATCTTCGCACACTGCTGCACGTTGCCACCGGGCACGAAGATGTCATCGAACAGCCAGCCAGTCCTCAACGTCGAGGCGTCCGGCATCCCGATCTCCAGATCCCACGACCGGCACTGACCCGGGTTCAGGTCGTCGTTGTTGGTCGAGAACTTGGTCACGCCGTCCTCGTTGCGGATCCACAGCCCCTTGCCAGCGATGCCCTCGTAGGCAAGCCCACCGCTATTGGCACAAATCTTCACCGACTCGACGTAAAACCCGACACTGTACTGCTGTCGGAGCCGGTAGTTGATCTGGAGCTGTCCGTTGCCAGCGAAGTCGCTGTGGGTGACGATCGGGCCCCAGTCGTAGGCAGCCTGTGCCGGCTGTGAAACTACGACCTGCATACCGGCACAGGCAGCGAGAGCTGCGACGAGTAGGGCAATCTTGTTACGCATGAGGGCCTCCTTAGCCACTCGTTGGGTGGTGATGTCCGCAGCGTCCGAGGTGCTTCAGGTGGACGTGTCGGACGAACCTCTTCTTCATGACCACGTTGCCGTCCTGGTGCAGGAAGAATCGAGCGTGGTGCCCGGCCCAGGCCCTGACGGTCCAGTTGAACTTGGCATGGTCGTGTGTAACCAGGACCTTCCGGATGTGGTACCGGTTGTTGGTCCAAACAGTCCTGTCACTGCGTGCACAGGACTGCAGCTTGTGCACCTTGATCGATGCGTGCTTGAACTTCGGCGGCGGAGGGGTGCAGTTGTCCTGTGAGGACAGCAGAACGATGTCGGAGTAGTTGTGCGGCTCCAACGGCGTGTCGGCTGGACGGTTGTCCGTCTCGGTGAGCCCGTTGGCTTCCAGGCTGTCGAGAAGGTTCCTGTCACCCTCATCGCGGATCCAGTACTTGTCGAACTGGTATTCCGCGTCATCACTGCACTTCGGGACCGACGTCGGACAGAGAGTCGCAGCAGTGTCTTGAGCCGTACCCTCCTTGACGAAGGTCTGCGGGAACTCCGCTGTGTCGTTGGACGTGTCGGGGTTGTCGATCTTCCAGCAGGCCGACACCTCCTTCGGCGGTGGCCCTTGATGACACGCGAACGCTGAGGTCTGGAACCCCAGTACGATCGCGACTACCATCATCGCGATCCTCCATGTGTACCTCATGTGTTGTACCTCTCTGTTGGTGAGCAGGGTTGCTCAGTAGTGGTTCACCTGCTTGTCAAGGCTGGCGACCTTGACGCACAGGGCGTAGACCTCGAGCGTGCCGTGGGTAGCGTCGGGGGCGTCACCGGAACCGAAGTTCACGATCCACCCGTCGAGACGTCCCGGCTTTGGGGTGTTCGTCGACCAGTCCATCCGACCGGCGAACGAGCTGGTGATCGGCTGGGTCGCGGTGTTGATCGGGTCGGTTGACCGGATCGAGTACGCACCGCCGCTGATCGCGACGTACTGCTGGCTCGCAGCGTCGTCGTCAGCACAGGCCACGGTAGCGATGCCGCCACCGCCGTTGTCGTAGTGCGCTGTCCGGTAGACCGCACCGTTGGCGAGCACGTCGCTGTCGGACAGGAACGCACCACGCGCCTTGGCCGTCAGGTCCGACTTGTGGATCGTGTCGAACTTGATGATCCGGTGCCCGACGGAGTCGGTTGCGATCTGCGGGCCGGTGATCTGGCTAGCAGCAAGAGCTCCGACTGCGCCACTCCCGACAAGCGCCGCCGTAGCGATGCCAATGGTGATGATGTTGCCCTTCATGTGGTTCCCTCTTCCTCTTTCAGGTCGGCGAAGCGGAAGTGCTCGCACCGTTCGGTACAGGGCTGTCCTACCCTGTGGTAATGCACATCCGTCTCCTCTGGGAAACGAATGTCAGTCAGACGCTTCTCGGCTTGCGCGCGCAATACCGCAGCGTCGACAACATTGGGGTCAAACACGTAGCTGTGGTGCATTTACTCTCCTTGGTCCAGCTCGATGATGTCGTCCAGGCTCAGCTCCTTGACAACCTCCTCCGGGTTGACTCTGTCGCCCATAAGCATCTGAAGCCACTTCCACTTGTTGTTGATGGCAGTCCACCGTCCGAGGTCGACAGTGTTCCTAGCCATGATGTCTATGACTTCGACCGCTTCACGCTGCCCAATGCGATGAGCACGGTCTTCAGCCTGACGATTCTTCGAAGGCGACCACCATCGGTCAATGAAGATGACGGTAGAGCTGCGAGTGAGGGTGATACTCTCACCACCAGCCTTAATGGTCCCAGCAAAAACTCGTACATCACCTCGTTGGAACGATCGAACAAGCTCATCACGAGCCGCTTGCTTGGTATCGCCAGTGTAAAGCCCGTGGGATATATGCTTACTCTCCAGCCTTTGCCCGAATAGGTTGATCGCAGCCTTGGACTGACTGAAGACGATGAAGCTTGGTCCGCCCTTTTCATACACACCCCTATCGGTCATGAGCTCTACGAGAGCATCCATCTTGGCTGACGGGTCGATCATCTCCCACTGAGGGACCTCGACCAGATCGAACTCTGTATGATCTTTGTTCCACTTCTTGCGGTACTTGATCTCCTGCTCGCCAGTCGCAGGGTCGATCTTCGCGACGAGGTACCCTGCCGTCATCTGTTGCAGACGGACCAGCTGTACTACGACAGCCTGCGCAATGATCGGGTCCTCGCGTTCAATCTCCTCCCTGTGGTCTTCGCACCAAGCAGCCATGGTCTTCTTCATCTGGTCGTAGACCTTGCGCTGCTTCGGGTCTAGGTCGACCCAGATACGGCTGTAGTACTTGTCAGGCAAGTCGGTGAGGACGTCTTCCTTCCGTCTGCGGGTGAACCAGGGCTTCATCTCCTCCCGCAGGACAGGGATGGCTTCCTCGTTGACCCCTACCGTCTTCTGATAGCCGAGCTCGTTCCCGTCTCGATCGAGGACTGGTATCTGGATAGTGTACGCCCTGACGAAACGCCAGTACGACGTGTAGTAGTTCGGCCAGAGCCAGTTCAAGATGGACCAGAGGTCCTCGGGCTTGTTGTCCGCCGGCGTTCCGCTCATGCCCGTCTTGTACAGAGCGGGGATACGCTTGAAGGACTGTACGAGCTGCGCCTTGCGGTTCTTGATGCGGTGGATCTCGTCACCGATGATGTGGAACCAGGTGATCTGATTCAGCCCTCGCATGTCCTTGATGCGTACGCTGTCGTAGTTCATCACGAAGTAACCGGACCGCCTCGGGTCCTTAGCGTACTGCATGAAACGCTCGCGAGTGTGGTAGGTATACACGTAGATGTCGTCCTCGGTGTACTGCATGAGGTGTTCATCCCACACGTCAATCGCGTTCTTCGGGCAGACGACAAGTGTCTTCAATGCCCGGTGCTTGCGCATGTAGTTGTCGACGTACTCTCCCTTAGCACCGTCACCAGCCCTGTTTGCCTGGTCGAGAGCGATTCCGATAAAGGTCTTCCCAGTACCGGGATCGTTCCCGACCAGACGTGACCGCTTCGACTTGAGCTGGTCTACGTCTTCCTGTTGGAAGGCAAACAGTTCCATCAGACCTCCAGAATGATCGGGTCGTTGCTGTCCGCGATCGCACGTACTGGCGCGAGGGACCCTAGTACGCCTAGGTCGATGACGATGTAGCAGTCATCGCACGCATGGTCCTGCTTAGCGATCCATCTACGTAGGTCGCCAAGTGTGATCCCGGTCGCCTCGTCGTCGTACTCGACAATAGCTGTCATGAGGTTCATCAGGTGTGTACCTCGTCTGCATCGCAGGTGCACTCGAAGAGACGGTACTCGCCCTTGCCGAGCTCGTACCCGATCATGAAGGCGGTCAGTAGGCCGTCGGCGTGGATGTGTGCGATCGTGTCGCGCGTAAGGGGCCCGCCCTGGTCCAGCAACGCAACGAACGCATTTGCTTCGGCGTTACCCATCTGCTCGAGAAAGATCTGAACAGCTGTATTGTGCCACATGATGCGCTCGTCCATCAACGCTTCCCAGACGTAGCCCAGCGCGTTCAGGTCGTCAGCGGTCTTGTGGGCAGCATCGAGCTCCGCCTCTGGCACAGCGCCCTTCTGGATCTCCTTGCGGAGCTGGTGGGCCAGGCCGTGCAGCGGACATTCAGAGGTAGGCATCAGACCTGCTCCCATGCTGTCGCGTAGTAGACCGAGCCGTCCACCGCCTTGCTGAGGTGCGCTGAGACGAGCTCGTCCCAGTCGCGGCGGGTGTTGAACTGGCTCGTGGTGTACCAGTTGCCGGCAACCTTCAAGGCGGCGAAGGTGTAGGCGACGCCTCGCGGCGAGAACTTCTGGTTCCAGATCAGAACCGTCAGCTCCGGGTAGTCGTCGTCCTCGCCAAACTTCTCCAGCGAGGCTTGCTCCTTAGCCAGCTCCTCGTAGAGACGCTCCAGTCGCGCCTCGAGGTAGGCGATCTTACCTTTTGCCATCTTTCTTCACTCCCTCTTCCTTCAGTACGTTGTTTGTGCGGGTGCAATACCAGAGAATCCACCAGTTCGTCTGGCGCTTCTCCAGCCTGAAACCCAGAGTACGTCTGTTCCGCCAAGGATGCACGGACTGGCACGCTTTGCACCAAACCCCAAGGTCAGTGTTTGGTTGTTTCCTCTGATCAGGCTTCCACGTCTCGCCGACGTGCTTCCTAATCCGCCGAAAGGGCTTGTTTCCCAGGCGGATCAAGTCTCTATGTAGGCCGTCTCGCTCAGGCACCGTGCAAGTACTCCACAGTGACGATCATGCAGTCGTCGTCGGTGATCTCGACCGACTTCATCTGCACAGGGATGTCAGCGCCTACTGTGATGAAGCGGCGATCAATCTCGTCCCCGTCCTTGTCAACGATCCTCCACACCGTTTTCACTGTGCTCCCCCTTCTTGAAGAACTGATCCGCCTTCTCGATGTCGATGACCGTCCGGCCACACAGACAACGTTCCTTGTCTACGTGGCCTTGTCGGATGTGGTAGTACACGAGCTGAGGTGCGATGCCGCGAAGCTTGCCGTAGTCCCGAGGCGACAGCTTGGTCGCACCCTCGAGATCGTCCAGCTCCATCTGGTGCATGAGCTCGTCGGTCCTGAAGACCCTGTCGTCGCTCATGACTACAACGACGCGTCCTCGACCATCCAGCGCACATTCAACTCGCGCGAGGAAGCCGGAGCCGACCGGATACGTTGCCGAACGCCTCGCACCTTCGCCCGCGCGTTCGCCAGAGCGATAGCGATGCTGAACCCCGATTCACCACCTGAGACACCGTGCCAAACAGGTGCGGCTGTGAAGTGTGTGTCCTTGTATAGCTCTTCAAGACTCATGTCCCTCTTTCCTCTCTGTCTACTACAATTATATAGCAGACCCCTCGGACCAAGCAAGGGTTCTTTTTATAGTCACCCTGTGGTCTTGGTGAGTTGAGCAGCGGGTAGTCTCTATCGCGTCTAACCTCCTGAGATTACGATTAGACATACAACTACCCCCTCCTCAACGGGTTACTGCGGCGATCGGTCTAACCGCGGTCTAAGTGATCGCCCAAGACCACAGGTGTGTTCTCAAAGAGATGCATGATCACACCAAAGCCGCCGACCAGTGACTTGATGTACTGGGCGGGAGCGTCAGCACTGTCCTTGACGACTGCACCGGTTGGGACTAGGACGAAAGACCTCTCGACCAGTTCGGGTTCGCGATTGCGTACGAGCACCCACGCCATAAGGCCTTGACCGAAGACGCTGTTCTGGAAAGCGACCTCGAGGATGGGTTCGTGCGCAGGCATCTGTACCTTGCAGGAGAAGTCCGTCAGCAGACCTTCGAGGCTGTACTTGTATACCCTCACCAACTTGTCCTTCGCATCAGTTCTGCCGTGATCTGATCAACGGTGTCTTGGGCCGACTGCAGCTCAGCGAGAGGTGCGTCGGACACTTGGAGGATGCCGAGCTCGCCGGCTGCAAGCGTCAGAGCTGAGAACAGCGACGTGGTATCCTGCTGCTGGTAGTTAGGAGGCATCGACATCGTACTCACCGACTTCTTCCATCGCACGCCGCTCCCAGTAGAGGTCGTACAACCAGGCACCGACGATGCCACCTGCAATTCCGATGACGAATGTGATCATGCCAGCTCCTTCGCTGCCTGGATGAGTTCGCACTCCTCGTAGTGGATGATCGACCCGTCGTCGTTCTCGACCATCGACTGGCAGGTGCACTTGAGGTCTTCTTCCCACGTCTCCGACCGCTCCTCGATCGTCAGGTAGCTGCTGCACTGAGCGATGGTGGGGTTGCCGTCCCCGAGCATCGCGTCGAGTGCTGCAACAGCATCGGAGTAGTCCGAGTGCCGGCCCTTGGCGAGGGCGTGCCTCCGGAAGTTGATCGGCGTGTCAGGCAGGTAACGCAGGACTGCGAAGTCGTACGTGATGACCTTGACCTGACGTTCCGTGTCAGTGGTTTCGGTGATCATGTCAGCGACCTACCTGTGTGCCGAGCAGCGTGCAGTCGGATGCGGGGTGATCAGCGGCAAGGCAGGCCGAGACGACCTTCTCCTGCTCCTCGATCTTCCGCATCTTGGTCTGGTGTGTTGTGACACCGATCGTTGCGATGAGTACGATCACTACCGCTGCGACGCAGACGAACAACGTCTTCCATGGTGTATCTCTCATGTCATCCTCCGTGTGGGTTGTAGACCTCGGAGCCGCCCTCTTGGGTCTCGGCCTCGAGCTGCTTGCGGATGTTGTCCTGGATGCGCGTCTCGGTCTCCTGCGACAGCTTCGGGAACTGCTTCGGGCCGAGCTGCGAGTAGGCCTGCGGGATGGAACCGTCGGGGTTGACCTGGACGATCCAGTTGGTGTCGAGCCAGATGCAGAGCGGGTTGCGACAGAAGATGATGTGCAGCTCGACCCTCGCTCCCTGGGTGTCGCTCCACCGGTGCTTGGTCTCGACGTCCTCGCCTGGCTTGCCGCACTTGGGGCACTCCTTGGCTTGCTCGAACGTTGTCTCAGACATGACCTCTCCTCTGACGTCGGTGCTGTTGGTGTCGCTCGCGCTGTCGGCGCAAGTCAGGTTCGTAGAGCAGACGGTAGTACTTCAGCACGCGCTTGCGCTGTCTACCCATCCACCTGTACTTCGTCGTCATCGGTCACAACCTCCGTTCCGAACTTGTTGCCGAGGAACTCGTTGACGCTCTCTTGCCACTCTTCCAGCTCGGACACACGATTGATCAGTGCCTCGATCTGTTCGTTGGCAGCGTCGAGTCGGGTGGGCTGCCGAGGCTTCTTCACCTCTTGGTCTAGGAACGCCTCGAGGGTGGGCTCGTAGATCAGCTCCCACTGCGACATCGCCGTCCCGCCTCCGCGTCGCAGCTGCCTGATGCAGCCCATTCGCATCAGTGCCTTGCGGACCGACGTGTAGTACGGAACTGACAGGTTGAGCTTGGACGTGATCAGTGTCGTGAGGAAGCCCTCGTACACGATCATCGTCTTGCCATCCTCAGCGGATGGGATTGCGGAGGCCTCTGCCAACATGGTGGCGTAGGTGCGCTCGCAGTGCGCGTAGAGCGCTGGCGGTGCGGGTGCCTCCGTATCGGTTGTCATGGTTCACCACCTTCCTTCTGATAGCCTCGACCTCGAGGCGATCGGTTGTTGCGTCCTGCATGACATCGACGAAGGTGTCGAAGTCAGGTAAGGTCGCATGGTCTGCGGACATAGCCAGCTCGGCCTCGTGCATACCCTGCAGGTGCATGTCGAGTACTGTGAGAAGGACAGTCCGCTCTTTCTCGTTCAGTTCCATATTTACCTTCGTATCACATGTCAGGAAGAAGGCGGGGAGGGAGCACCGAGGTTCGGCAAGGTGCTCCCTCCCCAGGGTAGGAGGCCCGCATCGGGGGACAGCGCGGCCTCAACCCTCCCTCAGGGGGTCACTCGGCCTCGGACACGGAGGCGTCGCCGGCGTCGGACGACTCGCCCTTCTCGGCGGCCTCCCGCTCCCGCTTGGCCTTGTTCTCCGCGGCCTTGTCGGCCTTGGCCTTGGCGTTGGCCTTCTTGTCGTCGACGCGCTTGTTCTTGCGCTCCCACCAGGCAACGCCGTCGTCGATCTTGAGCGCCTCGCGCTCCACACCGATGGAGTCCTGCACCTTCTCGATCGGGAAGGGGTCGTCCTTCGGAGCGTTCTTCTTGTACGAGTACACCATCTGCGGACGCACCTCGGTGAGGACGTTGCCGTCGCGGTCCTTCTGCAGACCGCGCTGCTCGAGGATCTTCGCGAAGCCGACCGGCGTCACGTAGCCGTCGGGCAGCTGTCCGCGCTTGGGCTCGGACTTCTTCGACTCCTTGGGAGCGTCGGCGGTGGCCTCGGGACCGTTGCTGTCCGTGGTCTCCTCGACGTCCGCCTGAGCCTGTGACTGTCGTGCCATTTGGATCACTTACCTTTCTCGCACCTCTGCAGGTGCCCCTTGTTCGCCGGATACCCTCTGTATCCGATCTGCGTTGTTGCGTGGGATGCCAGGAATCGAACCCGGGTTGCTAACGCTCTGCCACTGAGCTACATCCCTGCCACTCAACTAAGAGACTACGTACTAGCTGCGCTGCTACATGCTTCAATTATATAGCAACCTCGCTAGGACATTCACGCCCGTATCGCGGGTGCTTTTTTGCGAGTTGTCTAACTTCCGTCCTGGGAGTTCACTCGTCCTGGTATGGTGTAACCGGATCGCCTTCCCCATTCCACGGCTTCGGCCCGCTCGTGGCTTCTTCTACTATGGTTCTGGCAATCTCTCTGCGGTGCTCAGGTGAGGACAGGTATGACCACTCCTTCATCCGCTCGGCATGTTCAGCCTCGAGCTGTGCCAGCGTCCTCGTTGGCAGGAACTGTAGGTCCGTCGAAGTGAATCCAGGTTCCGATGGTGACTCTGAAGGAGATGAATCGTCCATCGAAGGCTGTGCTCGCGATGTAGAACCTGCTTGGGCCGGAGAAGTCTGCTGCGTGGAACGTTGCGCCCATGAAGTCAGCCAAGCGAAGGACGTCCGCTTCCGTTTCCGGTGTGCCGAGTATTCCTCCCGTCGATGTGTCATGGAGTGTCATCTCTTCCAGCACCAGCCGTCCTTGCGGTCCAGCTTGTGGTTGACGAAGAAGACACACGTGATGCGCTCGAGTGTGCGCCCGTTGTTGTTCACCACACGACGATTCACCTGGTAGTGCGAAGGTGCCGAGCCGTCTCCTTGGGACCAGAAGCAGTTGGTGCTGCTGGGTGTAGCGCAGTCACGCTCCATCCATCGGGTCTGCGGGTGCAGCTCCGAGGTGGCGAACGACGCGACGGGCGCGCCGATGAGGAGTCCTGCCAAGACTCCTACGGTTGTTGACTTGATGTTCATTGCGGTTTCCTTTCGTTGCACAGACCACAGGGTGATCGGTAATGGTTGGGCCTAGGACAGCAGACGCCTGCGCAGCTCCGCTTCGGGTACTTGCATAAGGTCGTCGATGTACGCCTTGCAGGTGTCGCATTCGTCAGACGGTTGGTGTCCATGTTCTTGTGCTATCTCCACGAACGCCGCGATGGCTTCCAGCTGTAGAGGTGTCGCATCCTCAGGTATGGTGAGCTTGTCCATTAGTCCTCCCTCTCGAATCCGAGCTCCGTCATCCCGTCGTTGCGGGCCTCACGAAGCGTTTCCGTCAGGTGCTCGGCTGTGACGTGTTCGCGGTAGATGACCCAGTTGCCATCCTTCGAACCTGTGATGGTGTATTCAGGCATCAGTCCTCCACTAGGTGGCTGCGTGTACTGATGTACACGCGGTGTCTGTCTTTGGGGTCGGTCTCGTCGCCTGCGGACACCGCGTAGGTGTCGAACACGTGCGACTCGCCGAAAGCGATGACGACCTCTGCGTCTTGGTCTTCCTCGTTGAGGTATGCGATCATGTCTGCGACCCTCATGTCACACGTCCAGCTCACGTCGGACGTCGTTGATGAGGTCCTTGGAGTGGTTCTGGACGATCTCGAACAACGCATTGTTGACCTTGTACAGCGTCTCGTAGAGGAACGTCAGCTCCTCGAACTCGTCACAGCTGTCCAAGAGGGTACGCGTGTGCACCTGCACCACGTTGCTGACGAGGTTCTGACCGGGGTCGATGTGCTCGAGTGCGTCCTTCAAGGTGCAGCACCCGCACGACAGCGGTGTGTTGGGGTCGACCACGTAGTCGTCCTGGTCGAGACTCCCGGTGATCGCGGTCTCGAGGGACTTGTGCAGGTTGCTTCGGTACTCGATGAGTGCGAAGTAGATCGTACGGATGTCATCCGTGTTGGTGGTGCGGAGCTCCCACAGGGGAACCCCCGGCGGTGTGCGCCTGAAATTGAGTTTCATGGTTACTACCGAACCTCTCTGTTTCGATACCTTCCGTATGGGAAGGGAGCCATCCACGTCTCGCAGGGAGGTCGTGACGTGGATGACCCTCCTCTCACAAGGAACTAGCCGACCACTTGCACCTCGACGTTAGGCCACTCCTGCTCCTCGACGAGTGCGCGCACGTCCTGTGCGCACTCCTCGATCTCGGTGGCAGGCTTGTCGAACCCGAACCGCTCACGGTGTAGGCCTGCCTTCGGGCTGCTGCACACGGCGTACGTGAGGTTGTGCTTCACGACCACCGCGTCCAGATGGACCTCGATGTCGTCGTTCAGCAGGTCTGTTGGGAAGGTGACTTGGAGGTGAGGCATCAGATGCCACCTCCGTCGTACCGCCAGCACTGGTCGAACTTGCGGTCGGCCTTCTTCACGTAGAAGATGCAGACCAACGGTCGCTCTCCTGTGTTGGGCAGCTTGCGGATGATGAAGGACTTGCCGACTCCGTTCCCCTGGGTCTTGGCGTTCCAGTGACAGTTGAGGCTGTCCTCGGTCTTGCAGGGTTTGGTCACCCAGTGCGGGAGCTCGTTGTTCGGTGTCGAGGCGCTGCTACCACTCAGGGTGGCCGTGCCGAGCACCGCAGCAGTGACAGCTCCTGCCACCGTTACGAGTGTGTTGGTCATGGTCGTGCTCCTTCTTCTCTATTGGATTCCATTATATAGGAACCTCGCGCGGACCTTCAACACCCCAATTCGTGGGCGCGAAGGTCACACGTGGTCACTATCCATGGGTTACTGGAGAGTTGTGCGACTTGAGGGTCAACATCGAGTAGTACTTCACCTCGCCTGCCTCCACGAGGCGTTCCAGGTTCTCGTAGAGGTCGATTGGGTCCTCGACGGTGAAGATCCTCTGTTGGATGGCGTCCTCACTTGTAGTCAGTGTGACGATGGTGGTCATTTCGTTCACCTCCCTGCGTTGCATGCGCCGCAGTACAGCTGGTCGCACATGCCTTCGAGGTGGCTGAGGGCTGACTCGATCGTGAACCCCTTGGCCACCATCTTTTCGACTGCGCGGGCCTTATTCAGTGAGTGCTGCGCCCTGCCTGCATCGGTCATGTCTTCGTACTCGCGGTAGTCGAGGTAGAACGCACCGCGCTCGGGGTAGCACAGGCACGTCGAGAGGCTGGACGTGAGGTACTCGATGGCCCAGCTGTACGGCGTTGATGAGTAGACCGAAGGGGTCTCGCCGTCCTCACGAAGTTCGGTTTCTCGCGTCACGAACCTCAAGAAGTCCTCGTCCTCGAAGTCCTCGTTGTCCCGAGCGTTCTCGATGGCACTGATGACTGACCGTGCCAAGCACTGCTTGGTGTGCATTAGCTTACTCCCTTACTGTCGTATGCTTCCCGCATGTTTGGACCCTTGGGTACCAAGATGCGCCTATATTTGCAGTTTTAGGTATTGAGGTAATAGGGTAGTTAGGTAATAGTTATCTAAGGTAAGAAGTACTTGTACCTGGTAGGCATTGTGTTCCTTGTAAACCTACCCCCTACGTTTCTCAAATCCTCAATCCTCAATTGCCTGGGGTATATCCCAGTATCACTAGGACCCTGAGGAGGATGAGGACCCACGCGTAGATGAGGACCCCTGCGAACATGGACCCGATCACGCGATTGAGGAACCTGTCCATACCTGTTACCGTCTTCCTGTGGTCTTTAGCACCCGCAAGTCCCGGTGCCGGTCGCCTTCGTCATGTGACACATCCCGCAGATGTTACCCCGGGAGTTCGTCCGTCGTTCTGCGGCCTCGCGGGCCTTGGTCTCGTCGGACTTTGGCTTCCGGCGGAACATCTGGGCCTGAGCTCGTGTGTGTGCGGTGTCGTTGGCACACCGCCCGTCGTTCTTGTACAACTCGTTCGCGATGTACGGATTGAAGTACGCCGCTCGTTGTGCTGAGTACGCCATGGTACTCCTTTCATAGTCCCCCGAGTAGGGGTGGCGGGGTAGGGGGCCGAGTCCCCCTACGCCACCGTCCTCACTCGGACTTGGCCTCTTCGGCCACCTCGGCGGGCTGGGCCTTCTTGGCGACGTACGCCTGCGTCCACCTCTCGAGGTCGGCCTGGTCGACACCCTTCTTGTCGTCCCACTTGATGAAGGGCGCCTTCCCCTTGGCGACGCGCTGCGAGGTGTAGTTGTACATCATCTGGGGCGGGATACGGACGTCGAGTCCGGCAGCCTCCAGCTGTGCGTTGACGTACTTGTGTGCGGCGTAGGGTGTAGTCATGGTAGTACTCCTAGGTTGAGAGATGTTTGGATTGAAAAGAAATTGTTTTGTTTTGTTGTTATTTTTTATTTTGTTATAACTATATAATACATGCAAGCAAAGCTGCGCGCGGCTCGGAGGGGTTTTAATACACTCCAGGAGGTTTTGGTTGTGTTACTATTATATCACCAACCTAGTCCTCCACCATCACCGACCTTATATACTACAGGTGAACCAGCAGAGACTCTAGGAGCCGGAGGTCATAATGGATGACGAGTTCGAAGGCGTAGAGCACGCGGTCGAGCACGGAGGTGTCGATCCCGAGTCCGCCAGCCTCTGGGACAACGAGGAGGCCCTCGATGCTCTGCGCGCTGAGCGCCAGGTGAAGACCGAGGAGTCCTACGAGCAGATGACGAAGCGCCTGTTCGAGGAGGCCTCGCCCCTCGCAGCGCAGAGGATCATCCACATCGCCGTCAAGGGAGCGAACGAGAACACGGCGCTTGCTGCGGCGCGGTACATCACGGACAAGATGTACGAGGGCGAACTCGGCGGCGCGAAGCCGCTCTGGGAGAAGATCGTGTACGAGGCCGTCTCACAGGCCGAGCTGCACGCGAACGCGGAGAGGAGCTAGTCATGAGCTGGCTTGTCATCCTGATCGTCGTTCTGGTGAGAGTCCTCTGATGCGCGACATCGTGGCGCCGCAGAAGGTAGGCGTCGGACTCGAGAAGAACCTGGCACACATCCGTGATGAGCACCCTCACGGTGTCGCTCTCACGGAACTCGACCTAGGCAAGCGCGACTACATCCCAGTCGTACGCAAGGTCTTCCGTCCGCAGTTCGAGGTCATCGCTCCTGATAAGGGACAGCACAGCAGGGAGATTGCTGTCGTCGTCAAGGGCAAGGTGCTCTCGAACGAGACCATCCAGATCAGTAAGGACATCGGCGATGCTGGTGTCGGCAACGACCGCTGGGTGAACCGCGTCAAGTACAAGCGGTGGGGTCGTACCTACGTGTGGCTGCACACTCACGTCGATGCCGTCATTCAGGATCACGAGCCGCGGTCGAAGGACTTCGGCAAGATGCTGGATAACGCTCGCACGTTAGTGACAGCGAAGGCGATGGAGACGATCGAGGGTCTGGCGCGAGAGGCTCTGCGCGATCCCAAGGTATTCGCGATCAAGATCAGTGGCGACTTCAACTACCTGCCGGTCGGCAAGGGCACCACCATCCCGCAAGTTCAGCCGTGGGAGTTCAGTCCCCAGGAGATGTTCCGCCGGCTCGGGATGCAGTGGGTGAACTCCCGCGTCGTCTACTACGCGTGGTCCAAGAACCTCCGCAAGCGCCGTGTCAAGCAAGTACCTCCGCACTCTCGGACGAACCTTTCGGATCATGGGCGAATCGTCGTTGACGTGCTGCCCCGTCTTCATCGTCGCAAGTGACGACCTAGGATACGAGCCATGTCGCAAGTGAGCACTGCCGAGCGCGTGCTCGATCGTGCTGCCCTCTACAAGGCGGTTGGCTATCAGCCGCACAAAGAGCAAATCCTGTACCACAACTCCAAGGCGCGGTACAGGGTGCCAGTGTGCGGACGTCGATTCGGTAAGAGCACGATGGCAGGTCACGACCTTGAGCCCAAGCTCTTCCTCCCGAACAAGATGTACTGGATCGTCGGCCCCACCTACGACCTGGGTGAGAAGGAGTTCCGCGTCATCTGGGACAGCCTGATCATCAAGATGCAGATGGGCAGAGACAAGAAGTTCAAGAAGGGGTACAACAAGAAGCAGGGGAACATGTTCATCGAGTTCCCTTGGCAGACGCGCCTGGAAGTTCGTAGCGCCGATCACCCAGAGAACCTGGTTGGTGAGGCGCTCGATCACGTGATCCTGTCAGAGGCGGCGAAGCAACGGCTCGAGACCTGGGAACGGTTTATTCAGCCGGCCCTGTCCGACCGTAGAGGCGGCGCAGACTTCCCCACTACACCGGAGGGCTTCAACTGGCTGCACAAGTTGTGGCAGCTTGGCAACAACCCCGACTTCCCACAGTACGAGAGCTGGTCGTTCCCGAGCTGGGCTAACGAGGTCGTGTTCCCGGGTGGGAGGAACGACCCCGAAATCCTGCAGATCGAAAAGACGTCAACGCCTGAGTGGTTCCTTCAGGAGTACGGCGCCGACTTCGCTTCGTTCGTCGGCAAAATCTTCCCGGAGTGGGATGAGAAGGTGCACGTCAGGAAGGTCGAGTTCAGGCCGGAGCTGCCGAACTACATGGCCTTCGACTTCGGGTACACAAACCCGCTAGCGGCGATCGAGTTCCAGATCGGGCACAACGACGAGATCCGGATCTGGCGCGAGCACTACAAGTCCTTGACGACGATCCCTGATCACATTGACCTCCTCAAGAATCGCGACCACCCGGAAGGATACCATCTTGATCTCGCCTTTGGTGATCCGGCAGACCCAGAAGCGGCAGCGACGATTAGTCGCGATTTTGTCCCGTGCGTCTGTATGCCGGAAGTCAAAAGCGACTACACGTGGCGGGAAGGGATCGACCTCACGCGGGGGTTCATGAAGCAGGTGCCCCAAGAGACTGAGGGCGGCTCGATCATCGTAGTCGACGAGTACGGAACACCTGCCCCCGACAGGCCGCGCTGGATCGTTGACCACTCCTGCGTGAACACGATCAAGGAGTACAACAACTACCGGACCAAGGAACCTGTGAAGGGCCAGAACGTTCCGGAGTTCGGCACCAAGATGGACGATCACGCCATCGACGCTATGCGTTACGCCATGGTCTACATCTGGAAGCTCGGCGCTACCTACAGTCTGGCCGACGTCTACAGCATGCCCAACCCGTGGACGCCGGTGGAACGTGTATTCGAAAGCTCGCCCGGGATCACAATGTCGGATGATGTTGGTTCCGGTCCTACTAGTTCGGGCTTCGGCAACCTGAGTGAAACGGAGTTCTGATGTCGGTTTTTTCACCCCTGTGGTCTCGACGAGACAAGGGGACCCGGTCTGACCGGCTTTCGGAGGTCACACTCGACGAGCTCGATGCGCAGAATTACGAGATCGTCCGCGTCATCAACGACGTCCCAGGTCAGGAATTCGCCATCGCTGCGCCACGATCCAGCTCAATCGGCTCGCAAGGTGCGATCGAGTTCGGCAGTTCGTCGCCTTCACCCTTCACTTCCTGGGTTCGACAGGAGTACAACCCGAACCTCCGCGGCATCGAAGGGCTCAAGAACTTCGACAAGATGCGCAAGAGCGACGGTACGGTGCGCGGGACGCTACGTGCCTACAAGATTCCTGCACTCGCCGGTCGGTGGTACAACCAGTACTACTGCGACGAGAACGCTTCCGACCGCCAGAATAAGGTCTGGAAGGAGCAGAGCGACTGGGTTTGGCACAACCTGCAGAACTTGATGACCATTTCCTGGACGCAGGTGATCACTGAAGCACTCCTAATGGTCGATTTCGGCTACTACATGTTCGAGTGTGTCTGGGAAAACCGCGTAGTTGACGGCAAATTGCGCACAGTACTGACAAAACTCGCGCCAAGACACCCGATGGACGTGAAAGAGTGGGTTTTTGACTCACATGGCGGTCCTTTGGGCGTGATCATGTACACCGAGGTGTCGGATATACACCCTCTCGGCGAGGTTGCCATCCCGATCGACAAGTTGCTCGTGTTCAGCTTCGATCGTGAGGGTGGCGACATCACAGGCGTGTCCGTACTGCGCTCGGCCTACCAGCACTGGTACTACAAGACGCAGCTGTACAAGATCGACGCCATCCAGAAGGAACGGCACGGCATCGGCATCCCGGTGATCAAGCTCCCCCTCGGGTACAAGAAGGGGAAGGACGACGTCGTTGCCGAGGAGCTCGGTCGCAACATCCGTACCAACGAGCGTGCGCATATCGTGTTGCCTCCTGGTTGGGAGGTCTCGATGCTCAAGCTCGAGGGGCAGCCGGTCGATCCGATGATCTCGATCGAGCACCACGATGATGCAATCCGCGAGAACATGCTGGTCAACTTCATCGCTAGTGGTGCTCGCGAGGATGATCTCGTCATGTTCATGAAGGCGGCACGCTTCCTCGCCGACATCATGGCGGAGACGTTCTCGCTGTACTTGTACCCGAAGATGGTGACGTACAACTGGCCACTCGAGGAGCACTTCCCGAAGCTCAAGGTCCGCCGCGTTGGCGAGTCCGCCGATTGGCGTACGCTCAGCTTCGCGATCAGGAACCTCATCGGCGCAGGCGCGCTTATCCCCGACAAGCCGCTCGAGGAGAACCTGCGCGAAGAGATGGATCTGCCGGAGATCGACGAGGAGACGTCGCGCCTCATCGCTACCCCACAGAACCCGTACGACGTCAACGACCAGACAGACCAGGGCGCACCTGGTGCTCCGAACGACATCCACAATAACCAGAACCCGAACTACGACCGCGGCAGTAAGGCACAGCAGCGGATTCAGCGCAAGAAGCGCAGCGCGAAGCAGCGCGGCGCGCGCGTGGGTCTGCCTCGACAGGCCTCGATTCCTGCACAACGAGGACCTACCAGAACCGGTACGGGTGACAGGAGTGGCGGATAATGGCACTGCCTGGGGACTGGGATACCGTCCCAGTTAGATACCACTCGGTCCTGCTCGACGGGAATCAACCAACCGGGAAACTGGTCATTACCGTCGTGTGGGAGCGTGTCACTGACGACGATGCGACCGATCCGATCTGGATCATCGGCGCACCTCTCGAGATCGACCTCGAAGCTTCAGGTCCGACTGACTTCGAGTTGCCGGCTACCGACGATCCCGACATCGATCTGTCGGGCTGGCAGTACCAGGCGAAGGAGGTATTCGACTCCGGACCGGGTCAGACGTTCGTATTTCAGGTGCCAATGGCCTCGCTCCCGGGAGGTATCAACCTCGTCCGTGATGCGGTGTTGGGAGATGATCCAACAGCGGGTGCTCTCATTGACGGCGCTGCAGCGTTGCTGCGGTACATTCCAGAGATTTCTGGCGTATATGCGGCGAGGCCGCCTTCGACTGGGCCGATCCTGTACATCGGACCGGATTCGCCTCCTGGTGGAGGTACCACTGCTGGTGGTGCAGGTGCAGTAGATGATCTCGACCTTTGGCTCCAGACAACGTAGGAGAGGACATGCCAGAAATCACGAAGCGGAAGGTGACCATGCGGTCGGTTTCGCTCTCAGGTACGACGAACAACAAGGGTGAGCCCGAGTACATCATCCATGAAGCTGTCGATTACGTACGTCCAGACCACCTGGATGCGTACGTAGCCGATGCGAGGACGCGTTGGCAGTCGGTGACGGTCTCGAAGGAGCCTGACGCCGGTCCGGGTGGCTACGACGGTGCTACTCACGTACCGGAACACCTCGATCTGCCTGATGCGGGCGTTACTTACCCGGCGAACTCGAAGCTGAAGGAGCTCTGACATGGCAGTCGATGGCACAGCCATGAAGAACATCCTGTCGGATGCGTACAAGGGCTCCGCGGCCTATCTGTCGGCGTTCACCGCGATGGGTTCGGCAGGATCAGCAGGCACTGAGGTCTCGGGTGGTTCGCCTGCCTACGCACGCAAGGCGCTCTCGTGGGGCTCCAGCTCGGGTGGCGTTGTATCGGCGTCGCAGGTGACGTTCGACATCCCGGCGAGCACGACAGTCGTCGGTGTAGGCGTCCACTCAGCTGTCACCGCCGGTACCTACTACGACAAGACCACAGTGACGAACCAGACGTTCGCCTCACAGGGCACGTACGGAGTGACTGCAACCTTCACCGAGACGTGATCCATGACGGTCACTCGACGGGGAGCGTTCGCAACTACAGTGCCTGCAACAGCTGGTGCTGAAGCTGCAACACTCCCAACTCATCAAACGGGTGACCTACTTCTGGTTGCGGAGCTAGGCAAGTACACCGGAGCCACTCGGCCGATGGGTCTAACGGCTGGGTGGACGATGGTTGCTAATGGCGGATTTGCGACTGGGCAGTCAAACGGTAACGATACGGGAACTTGTCACTTCCAGATTGCGGCGAAGGTCGCGGCCTCATCGTCGGAGACGAACCCGACGTTTACGCCAGGTGCAACAGCACCTAACTCTTGGGAGTTTATTGCTGGTGCATACATCTTCCCGAACGGGATGAAGGATGCGGTAGGCTCGATCCCTGTTGTATCGGCAGTCGACACAGTGACTACCTCGCCATTGTCAGCATCACCTGCAGCGTTCGGTGCAGGTGCACCGCTGCCTGGCGATTTGATTGTCATGTTCGGTATCACACCGACTGACACAGGTACGGCGCTCGGAGCAGTGTCCTTGACGAATGCAGGCCTCTCAGGCGGAACTGTAACAGGTGGCTCACTAGTCAACAACGCTCTAGGCCAGGATACGGGCGCCGCAATGGCTGAGTGGGCAGGATTTACGGGCGCAGAATCTGGTGCATATTCGGCGTCGATGACTATTACCAGTAGCACGGCGCAGTACGGAGGTATTGTTCTGGTGTCGCTGCGTGAGGCAGCTGCAGCTGCTGCAGCAAGTCTGGTTCCGCTCAACCCCACTAGTCAGCTCCTACCCATCCTTACGAGGTGATCCAATGATTGAACTGTCCCGTTCCTACGTCGCGCCGATTGTCATTAGCACGGCCTTCACTGCCCAGATCGACGTCTTTGAGATTCTGGCCGCTTCCGGCAAGCCATGCGTTCTGCTCGGTTGGGAGTTCGGTCAGCTCACCGAAGTTGGTGACGCGCAGGAAGAGCAGCTGCAGATGGCTTTGAAGCGCTGCGTTGGTGGTACTTCAGGTTCTGGTGGCGGTACATCAACCTTCCAGTCCACGCGGCCCAACGACACAGCTGCTGGCGTGACGATGGAAACCGGCAATACGACTAAGTACGCAGCTGGTACTGTTGTTGAGATGGCACGCTTCAACTGGAACGTACGCATGAACTGCCTCTACGTGCCTGTGCCAGAAGAGCGAATTGTCTTCGACGCTAGCACGCGCATGGTGCTCGAGCTGGTCACCACGCCGGCCGACTCGATCGGTGGAATCGCCGGTCGCGTGTCGGTGGGAGAGATCATCTGACCCATGTCCGGTATCTTCTACCGGACTTACCTTTGGCTGCCGCCGAGGGTCCCGCCGGTCTTCAGTGCGGCTGGTGCGCCAGCTTATACGGACGCGGCTGCCTTCAGTGGCGCAGGATCTCTGTCAGCTCTAGGTACTCCAGCCGTTGCTGTCTCTGCAGGCTTCTCAGGCAGTGGACAGCTGAGTATTGTTGCTGTCCCTGGGTTCGTTGGCGCAGCTGCCTTTAGCGGATCAGGACAGCTCAGTGTCGTTACGAAGCCTGGACTCACCGACAATGCAGCCTTTAGTGGTTCGGGACAGCTTTCGGCAGTTACTAAGCCAGGTTTCACAGGTGCTGCTGCGTTCGGCGGCAGCGGCCAGCTAAGCACGACGCAGAAGCCTATGGTCGCTGTCGCAGTTGCCTTTAGCGGCACAGGTACCTTGGCTGTCATTGCTACACCTGCGTTCGCTGTCGCAGTGAACTTCTCAGGCACTGGCCTACTCAGTGCAGCCGGTAAACCAGGCTTTGCTGGCAATGCAGTCTTCTCAGGCCTCGGCTCTCTGACTGTGGTCGTTGTTCCTCGATTCGCGGACAATGCCAGCTTTAGTGGGTCCGGACAATTGAGTGTTGCAGCACAGGCTGCCCTATTCGGGGCAGCTGCGTTCTCTGGCGATGGCCAATTGACGGTTGTAGTAGCACCTTCAGGCATTGATCAGGAGTACCTGTACTTGCTCGCTACTAGCGGACCAGTACTTCTAGCGTTGCACCAGTTGTAGGAGGTTACTGTTATATACGAACCGTTGTCCTCCCAGTAAGGAAGACGTTATATTTATCACACCACGAGGAGGTTCCCATATGAACAGATTCGGCTATCTGGCCGATCTGGCGGGCGCGACGTTCGATGACGTGACCCGTACTACGTGGATCCAAGCATTGCCTCTCGGCACCTACGACCACCCGGTCTACGGCACGATCGAGGCAACGCCTGAGAAGGTCCAGACGATGGCGATGAACGTCAACAACGGCGTTCGCGAGACCGAGCTGGACATCGACTACGACCACAAGGCGCAGGACGGCAAGGCCGCCGGCTGGATCAAGCAGGCTCAGGCCCGTGACAACGGTCTCTGGGTCCTGGTCGAGTGGACGAAGAAGGCGTACAAGGCCATCAAGGACAAGGAGTACAGGTACTTCTCGCCCGAGATGGTCGACGAGTGGCAACACCCCAAGACGAAGGCCGTGCACAAGCACGTCCTTTTTGGTGGCGGGATTACCAACAGGCCGTTCCTGAAGGACATCCTCCCACTGAACATGTCAGAGCTGTTCGCCGAGCAGCACCCACAGGAAGGAACAAGCATGGATCCGAAGCTGCTTCGCAAGCTGCTCGGCCTTCCGGAGGACGCGACCGAGGACCAGGTCACCGAGGCGGTCTCCAAGCTGCCCGACGACGCGGTCATCGGAGCGCCACCGGTACCCGCCGAGCCGCAGACCCCGACCCCGGGCGACGGCATCGAGACGGACCATCAGGTCGTCGCGGCTGCCGAGGGTCTTCCCCAGGAGGTGATCCGTCTCAAGGAGTCCGACAACCCCGACGTCAAGGCCCTGGCGACGGCGTTCGAGGGACTCTTCGTGCAGAACCAGACCCTGTCGACAGCTCTTCAGCTCTCCGAGACGGCTCGTACCGTCCAGAAGCTCACGGAGCCCGTGGACGGCAAGGCTCTGCCGGCGGGAACCGTCACCAAGCTGAACGAGGTGCTCCTGGCGCCTTCGCAGAAGGGGATCGTCGAGCTGATGGAGGGGCTGGTCAAGACCGGCTTCGTCAACACCAAGGAGACGATCACCGACGACGCGCGTCAGCGTGAGGGCAACACCGACGCGATCAAGCAGTTCACCGACAAGGTGGACGAGAAGCTGAAGAACGACGAGAACCTCCAGTACGCGGACGCGGTGACGGCCGTGGCCAAGGAGGACCCGAAGCTCTTCGCCGAGTACCGTGGCGCGTCGTACGCTGACGCCCCGAGCAACTGAGGAGGTGACTGACCATGGGTGTGGGTGCTGACCACGTACTCACCAAGGGCCACCTGGCCACCGGTGCGACGGCTTACAAGGCCGGCGAAGCAGTGGTGTCCAGTGGCGACGGGACGAAGGTCGCGCGAGCGACTTCCGCCGGCGCCAAGCTCCGTGGAGTGTGCCAGGAGAACCTGGACACGAACCGATTGGCGTCCGGTAAGGCCGTCGTCGGTGTGAACATCCTCGGCATTTGCCGAGCCCTCGCCGGCGGCGCCATCGCTGTCGACGATCGTGTGACCAACGACACCACTGCGCGGTTCGTCACCGTCAACGCGGCCGTTGGGTCCAAGGAGTGTGCAGGCATTGCCCTCACCGCCGCTACCGGCGCGGGCGTGTACTTCGACCTGCTGCTCACCCCGTACGGTTCCGTCAACACGGCCGTCAGCTGAGAAGGAGGTGTAACAGGTGGCAATCTACGACCCGACAGGCTCGAACAACATCCACATCGACCGGGCGCTCACCAACATCTCCGTTGGCTGGTCGAACGTGGGACTCGTTGCCGAGCAGCTGTTCCCGTCGGTGCCTGTGCTGAAGCAGGCCGACAAGTACTACACGTTCGGTCGCGAGGCCTGGCTGCCCGAGTCGGGCGACCTCCGCGCGCCGGGCTCCGAGGCCAATGAGATCCCCGGCCTGGGTGTCTCGACCGACACGTACTACGCACAGGAGCACGCGCTCCAGGTTGCGGTGACGGATGAGGAGCGGGCCAACACCGACTCCCCGATGTCCCCGGACCGGGACGGCACCGAGCTGGTGACGAGCAAGATCCTCCTGGGTCGCGAGCTGGCGATGGCCACGCTCGTGAAGGACGCGACGCAGTACGCCTCGGACATGACCGTCGACCTCTCCGTGGGTGTCAACACCCAGTGGGACGAGGCCTCCGGCCATCCGATCGTCGACATGAAGCTGGGCAAGCACAAGATGCACAGCCACATCTTCATGGAGCCGAACACGGCGATCATTCCCTACCAGGTGATGTCGGTCCTCGAGGACCACGCGGACATCATCGAGCGCATCAAGTACTCGGAACGCGCCGTCCTGACGGTGGAGATCATGCAGCAGATGTTCGGTGTGCCGAACATCATCGTTCCGGGCACTGGCATCGCGACGGGAGCGACCCTCACCCCCAGCTACCTGTGGGGCAAGGACGTTCTCCTGGCGTGGGTGCCGGCGCGTCCGGGCCTTCGCATTCCCGCCTTCGCGTACGAGTTCACGTGGGGCGTGGATGGGTTTGGCCAGATCGTCGACCGGTGGCGTGAGAACCGCCGGAAGTCCGATCTCATCCGTTGTAGCCGTCGCTACGACCTGAAGCTGGTCGGTCGGGAGAACAACCCGAACGACGCCAACTTCGGCAAGGTCGTGTCGGGTTACCTGATCAAGAACGCGGTGAGCTGACATGCCGGGCAAGAAGAAGACCAACTACAAGGCCGTCGCAAGGCTCAAGCTGGACGACAACGAGTACATCGAGCGTGGCGAGGACGTCGACGTCTCCGACCTGGAGGAGGAGCACGTCAACCAGCTGGTTGCCGACAAGGTGATCCTGGAAGCCGACGCCTTCGACGCGATGTTCACGGAGCCGAACGAGGGCGCCAACCAGGCCTGGGGGACTCCCTCCAACCTGGACAAGATCGAGGGCACCGACCTCCAGATGAACCCGCCCGAGAACGATCCGGAGGACGAGGCGCCCGACGTTCGCGATGCTCCGGCGAACCCGGCCGACGTTCAGCCGGTCGAGGGTGCGGCTACTCCTGGCGACGGAACCGACGCCGTCGGCCAGGACCACAAGGAAGACTCATAGTCGTCCTTCAGCCCCCCAATAGGTCCAGCTTGGTGAGAGGAGAGGTACCGTGACCGCATTGTTCTCCGTGAACGAGGCGAAAGCGTTCCTCGAATCCACCAAGCTGGACCTAACCTCAATCGAGGACTCGCTGGCCGATCAGATGGCCCTGCAGGTTCTCCCGAAGCTGGCCACGGTCTACGACACTAGCGCGTGGATCGACACCGCAAGTACTCCTGCTCTCGTACGCTCCCTCATTGCTATGTTGTACGTGGCAGAGGTGTACGATCGCACCTACAGCGACAACTCCGACGACACGACGTCGAACTACGCCTTCCTTCTACGGCGCACAGTCCAGGCAAACATTGCTGGTCTGCTCAACGGTTCCATCGTCTTGCCAGAGTTCCCCGATGTCTCGACAGGCATCGACACACCATTGTTCTTCCCGACGGACGCGAGCTCGCTTGCGAACAAGGGGGCCGGGTGCGAGGGTAGTTTGGGTACCCTCGACGACCCGGCCAACACGGATGCATCCTTCTCGATGGGACTGACGTTCTGATGGTCACTTTCAGCAGCGGGTTGATTGTCACCCCGACGCTGCGAGCTGCCCAGGTGTCATCCGTCGAGATGACGTTCGAGCCCTCCATCGGCATCATGGCCCGCAAGTACGACAAGCTCGGCGCCAGCATCAAGTCGTTTCGGGTGCCTCTGAAGCGTGCCGTCCAAGAGGTCGTGATCCCGAGCATCCAGGTGAACTTCCACAAGAGCGGTCGCCCTCGCTGGCCTGATCTCGCCGAGAGTACTTGGCGGCAGAAGGGCTCTGGCGAGAAGGCTCTGATCCGTACTGGTGCGCTGATGCGACGGATGGCTCAGGTCGGCATCTGGCAGATCGACACCGAGAAGGCCATGATCACGCACATGCCGGAAGACGTCTGGTACGGTGCTCTGCATCAGGCTGGTCACGGTACCTACGAAGGCTTCTTCGACCCGGTGAAGCGTGCCACTGTCAACATTGGTGGCGAAGGCGCGCTCCCCGCTCGTCCGTTTGTCATGCTGCAGAGTGAGGACCTGCCCAAGATCGATCTGATCTTCGTCGAGTGGGTCAACGAGCGTGTTCAGAGAGCAGGTCTCTGATGGCCAGCCCGACGACGAATCAGGAGGAGTACGCGCAGTTCTTCGTCGACCTGATCACGAACAACCTCGCCGCTGTCGGCCTCGCTGATGTCTTCTACGGCGACCAGCAGAAGATTGCCAAGACTCCGATCGCCTGCGTCGAGCCTGGTATGAAGAGGCGCGAGGAGAATGGTGCACCTCGGCGCTACATGAACCTGATGAACACGCACATCATCATCTACCACGGACAGGTACAGAGCACCAGCCAGAACCAGAAGGTCACCGACGGCATCGCTGAGTCGTTGCAAGACCTCATCCACGCCGATGCCACACTCGAAGGTAGGTGCATCGACTCGGTCGTCCGATCAGTCGAGCCAGGCTACCAGACACGTGGCACCTCACTCTTCCGAGCCTCGATGCTGACAGTCGAAGCACGGCAGCAAGAGCTATTGCCCAGTAATTTCTAGGAGGTGTACAAACATGTCAGACGACAACAAGAACGAGCCTGAGCCCGAGCAGGAGTCCAAGCCCGTGTATGAAGTGACGCTCGACCAGGAGAGCCTCCAGAAGGGCTCGCTCATCCAGATCCCTGGGCTCGGAACGTTCGAGAACGGATCCACATTCGAAGTCAACGAGGACCAGCACGCCACGTACCGTGCGCATCACCAGGAGATGGTGATGGTGCTCGATGACAACGACAACCCGGTTCTCGACGACAACGGCGCCTACACGTTCGAGCTACAGCAAGGCCCGACGCTGCTGCAGGCATCCAAGGGCATGAACGGGGTCGAAGTGACCACCGTGCTCAACAAGAAGCAGAAGGAAGGTGACAGCTGATGCCTGGTACAGGAGCAGGCGGCTTCGTCGGCTACTCGCACGAGATCACGCCGGGCACGTTCGTCGCCGCAACGAAGTTCGTACCCGTCACCAGTGAGGGTCTGCAGTACATCCAGGACACCATCTGGCGGCGTCCGATCCGCCAAGCTGCTGCCATTGTCGGTGCTGTTGCCGGCAACAGCCGCATCGAGGGTGACCTCGCCATGGAGTGCTTCGAGGACGATCTCGCGATGTTCCTCTACTGCGCTCGTACGGCGGTTGTGAAGAGCGGCACCACGCCGAACTTCACGTACACCTTCACGGCGAGCCCGATCGCCATCCCGCCGCGCACCATGTCGATCACTGTTGTCCGCAACGCGATCGTCATGGCCTACACGGGCGTTGTGGTCGGCTCGTTCAACTTCGGCATCGAAGACGGTCTTCTGACCTTCAACCCGACGCTGCTAGGTCGTGACGAGGCAACGCAGTCGGCGCCCACCGCGACGTGGGGCTCGACGGTTCAGGACAACCCGTACGGTGCTGGGTCCTACCAGGTCCAGATCCCGACGGCGTCTCAGGTCTTCGACACTGACAACTTCGTGTTCACGGTCGACGACAGTCCGGAGGCGCAGTACCGGCTGAAGGACACCGGTCGCGGTGCGCAGTTCATCGCGTACGGTGAGAACACCACGTCGATGACGGTCGATCGCGACTTCGAGAGTCGCGCCGACTACGACGCGTTCAAGGCTCTGACGGCCCAGTCGATCACGCTGACGGCCACGAAGGGCGTGAACAACTCGATCAGCATCGTCATGCCTGCGGCGATCAAGGACACCTACGAGGTCGGTTTGTCCGGTCAAGGCGATCTCATTCGCGCCTCGGTGGCCTACAACGGAGTTCTGGACGCCACCGGCAACGCCTACACGATCACCGTCAAGACGCAGCAAGACATCACCTGATTCACCCTGTGGTCTTCGTGGTGAGCGCTACCTCGTCTATATCGAGTCTAACCGGCTTAGACTTGAGAAAGACCACAGTAGCGCCCACCCGGAGACTACTACGCGGTTGGAAAGTCTAATCGCAATCTAAACAGTCCTGAGGGAGGACGAAATGCCGAAGGCAATCGCAACACAAGAAACGCAGACGCTGCAGCTCAAGTCCGTCGAAGGTGGCGAGATCACCGCAAGGCGTCTGTCGTACGGCGAGAAGCTCATCCGACGCTCCATGACCTCCTCGATGAAGATCGAAGCAGGCAAGGGCAAGGACTTCGCCGGCGAGATGCAGCTCATCACCGAGCAGTCGACCGCGTTCGACTTCCAGAAGTGCATCGTCGACCACAACCTGTACAAGGACGACGAGGAGACGCAGAAGTTCGATCTGACCAAGCTCTCCGACATCCGCATGCTGGATCCGCGCGTCGGCGAGGAGATCGACAACTGGCTCTCCGAGCTGAACAACTTCGAAGAGGACGAAGAGGGAAACTAGCTGCCCGCATCCGGGTCGCGATTGTCATTCCTCGAGGGGATGGTGGACTCGATCCCGATGTAGCATTCGCCATAGAGATGACGAATCTATGTCAGGCGTTTCAAACGCTACCCGGACCAGGCGGGCTCATGCAGCAGGATAGTTTGTACGTCTACATGATGGAAGCGGTGTTGACGGCTCAGGCGGAGAAGGAAGCCTTGGACATCCGTCGCTCGCAGTCACAGTAGAAGGGAGGTGGCGTCGTGGGTCTCAGTGCACGGGAAGTGCTCCTGGTCTTGCGTGCTCGTGATGAAGCGAGTCGTACGATTGGGCACGTTTCTGGTGCCATGCGGCGCATGGGCACTGAGGCCGCCTCCAGTACGGCTGGTATGGTCAACGAGCAGCGTAAGGTCTTGCAGAAGCTGCAGGTTCAGCTCGGTGACGTAAACCACGCCTACTCCAAGACCACGGCGCAGGCTCTCGAGTCGCACCGTCGCGAGATGCGCGCGATCGAAGAGCAGACTGCCGCACTTCGTCGGCAGGAGAACGAGGTACGCGAAGCAGCTGCACTTCAGGCTCGCGAGTCCCGTCAGCTTCGTAACCAGGACAAGATCACTGCCGAGCAGTACAGGCGTGCTGCCGACTCCCGTATGCAGCTCGAGCGGAAGCAGATCGGTGCTATCCGCGAGCAGAAGGCGGCCCTCGAGGGACTAGCGGCGCAGTCGCGGCGTACGTACAACCAGCAGATCGAGGAAGCGCGGCGACTGCATATTGCGCAGGTCGAGCAGATTCGACAGTCGAGAATAGCTGCACAGGCTCAGCTGAATCAGCATCGCGAATCGCTGAGCCAGATGAACGAAGAGCAGAACGCGATGCGTGCTCGCGGCGACGCACTCAGAAGTATGGGTTCCGCCGCAATAGCGTCCGGTGTCGGTATGACACTGATGGGCGTCATCGGAGTACGCGCCCTTGGTAGTCTCGTCCAGGCCAACTTTGCTTACGCGACGGCTTCCCGTCGCACTCTGACTCAGGTCGATAAGACCCACGCCTCTCTGCAGCGCGTAGAGGATATCGGCAAGGAGATCGGTCAGAAGATCCCGGTCGACTTTGCCCAGATCCAGCCTGCGCTGTATGACATCTTCTCGTCCATCGACGTTGGCTACTCTGGCGCACGGAAGCTCCTGAAGCAGTTCTCGAAGGACGCTGTCGGTGGCCAGACTGATGTCGAGACGGCTACTAAGGCCAACCTGGCGATCATGAATGCCTATGGCATTAGCGTCAGGAAGGCCGGTAGCGTCTCCGACTTCATGTTCCAGCTAGTCCGCAAGGGTGTTGGTACGTATGCAGACTTTGCTAAGTCGATCGGTCTGATTCTTCCGTCAGCAGCACGTCTCGGTGTCACTCTCCATCAGGTCGGCGGTACTCTGGCGTTCATGACCAGGAACGGTCTGAGCGCCTCTCGTGCTGCTACTTCTGGTGCACGTGCCTTCGACGCTCTGTCGAACCCGAAGACTGCCGATAACCTGAAGAAGCTCGGCGTCCAGATTCTGAACACCCACGGCGACTTGAAGACTTTGCCCGTCATCCTTGACCTGATGATGAAGAAGATGAAGGGCATGAACAACTTCGAGAAGTCGGAGTTCCTGAAGAACGCTTTCTACGGCAGCGGCGGTACTATTCAGGCTCTACGCTTCTTCAACCTGGTCTTCAAGCACATGGACAAGTTCCACAAGTACGTGGGCGACATGACTAAGGATTCGGGGACCGCTAAGAAGGCCTTCGAGACGATGGCTAAGGGTCCTCAGGCGCAGATTCAGCAGCTGACGAACCACTGGCAACTGTTGCGCATCGAGCTCGGTCACGATCTGCTTCCCGTTGCGCTCAAGCTAGTCAAGATCGCAGAGAGCCTGATCAACACATGGAACTCTCTCGATCCGTCGGTACGTCGGAACATCGTAACTGTTGCTGCTCTGACTACAGCCTTCCTGGTTCTGGCTGGTGTCATAGTAACGGTTATGGGCGGTATCGCTATCTTCGTTGGCGCTACTAAGACGCTAAACGTCACTGCTGCTACTGCTGCCAGTAAGCTCGGCATGGTCGCGGGTGGCTTGACAGCTATGGCGTATGGCATGTACACCGCCTATACTGCTACTGACAAGACGCATAAGGCTCTCGGCATCCTGACGTCCGCTCTTGGTGGTGCTACAGCTGGTGCTGCCTTCGGTCCGTGGGGTGCAGCTATTGGTGGCTTCGTAGGTGCTCTGGGTGGTCTGGTAGCCGCTCTGCACAACTCCAAGGATGCGGCGAAGACGTACAACGCCGACTACTCGAAGATCATCGACACGATGGATCAGCTCACCGGTGCTACTACGGCTGCTACACGTGCAGCCGTGCTAGACCAGTTGCAGCGCTCGGGCACGCTCAAGAACCTGCAAGCGTATGGCATCTCGACTCGTACAGCTGTTAGTGCCATCCTCGGCGAGGCCGACGCTCGTAAGGTTGTTACCGCCGCTATTCACGGACAGCAAGAGCACTACCAGCTCTTGGAAGGTCAGATCAATCGGCTGAAGGCTGCGAACGCTCGGGCGAACAGAGGATTGTCTGGATCTCGTGCTGGTGGTGTTGATGCTGCTACGCGTGAGCGTAACAGGCAGATCGCGCAGCTGCAAGAGCAGGCCGACGCCGAGAAGAAGGTCATCGACGCTGTCAAGACTGGCATTCCCGATGTTAGAAGGGCAGTGAAGGAAGCGCGAGACCGCGCCTTCGCAGTTCAGGACTTGACCGGTAAGCTGAATGCTCTGCCTAGGGAGAAGCGTACACGCA